GAAGAGCTCACCCTTGGAGATCTTCGAGGCCATCCGGGGCATCTCTGCCACCAGGCGCTTCTCGACCTCCTCGTAGAACTCGGTGCTGGCGGGGTCATACCCCTCGGTCACCAAGTCGTCGGAGATGGCCACTGCCGCCGCCGTTGCCAGCCTGTCAGCGTTGGCACCCCGGCCAAACCACGGATTGGAATCCATCCACTCCTTGGTCGCGGGGGCAAGCTGCTGCGGGGCCTGCGGGGCCGGAGCCTGTGGCGCGGGGGCCGGATCCACCTTGTTGCTGCGCTCCCAGGCATCGAGGGCCTTGACTTCAAGGCGGGCCTCAATGAGGTCATTTTGCGCCGCGAGGATAGCGTCCCGATCTGCCGCGTCGTAGGCATCCTGGAACCGCTTCTCCGCCACCTTGATCTTGTCCTGCAAACTGTTGCGGTAGACCGTGTGGGCGGAGGTCTCGGTTCCCTTGGCCTTCTCCAGGGCTTCTGCTGCTTCCTTGGCCTTGACCTCGGCGGCAATCTCAGCCCTGCTAGCCCTATCTTCAGCGTCCTTGACACGAGCGAGGAGTTGCTTTATCCGCTTCTCCGCACGATGTCCGACTTTCTCTTCCTCCGGGGCATTTTCGACGGGGGTCGCGTCGGCCTTCGGAGTTTCGGTGGGGGCTACATCCACCTCGACCCAGTCTTCTTTGTTTTCCACAGTTGCGATCCTGCGTTACGCATTCCCAAGATACTTGAAACGAAGTGGGTTGTCAATACCCTACTCGTTTATACGGGCGGGATCCTGGATTACCGCCAGTACTTCATCGTCGTTGAGCAACAGGAATTTTACGCCACCATAGGAGAACTTTGCTCCAGAGTAGCGCGGGTAGAGAATGTAGTCCCCCACCTTGCACCAAGGCTCGTCGCCCATATCGCCGCGAGAGTAGGCCATGGGGCCCACCGCCTTCACCTGCCCGACGCTGCGAATGAGATCCATCGTCTCGATGGTGGCATCCGGGATGATGATGCCCCCCTTCGTCTTGGGGGCATTGGGGATGGGGCGCACCAGGATTCGCCAGCCCCTCACCGTAGGGAGGTCGGCGGGATCCGGGATAGTAGGGTCGGTCCACCAAGTGGTGTTACCCGCGCTCTTCGCTGTCGGCATCTGCATCGACTATTTCCTCCAGTAGTTGGATCGCCGCCAACATACCAGAGGAGTAGCCTACGTGCCACTGATAACTTTCAAAGGAGTCGGCCCGCCCCTCTATTAGGTCCAGGGCGAGCCGTTTCCTTTTCTCTTCGACTGCTCGACGGAAGTGATTTAGCACTTGCCGCCCTTCATGTAGCCGCCCTTGGCCATCTTCGGCATCATGCCCTTCGGCATCATACCCTTGGCGGGCATCTTCGCCATGCCGCCCTTCTTGTAGGTGCCCATGTCGTCACCCCGGAGGGTAGCGCGCTTGGCACGGGCGGAGAACTTCTCGGAGGGCAGCGCGGCGGGATTCCCCATCTTGCCACCCTTCATCATCGGCTTCTTCATCATTGCTAGCTCCTCAGTAGTATTTGGCGGGACGGGTGCCCCGCTTCTCACAACCGCCGCCCTTCACGCTACCGCCCTTGGCGTAGCGAGGGCCTCGGGTGATGGTGGCGGCGTCGGGGTTGTTCTTGTCGCTGCGCGGCGGCGGAGCCTTGGCGCGAGCGGCTGCACGGTCCTTGGCCTCCTGCGCACGACGCGCGACCCCGGCGGCAACATCCTTGTCCAGTTGCTCCAGGAACTGGGTCTGGCGATCCGGCTCAGGGGACTTCCGCCCAAGATCCGGCATGCCGCGAAGCTCATCATCGTTCCCCGTGGGAGCGCTGCGAAAAGGCACCGAACTACGATTGCGTTCCACTTTACCACCCTCCTGGTAGGCGGGACCCTTTGCCCGCATGGCCGACGACAGGAAACCACTACGGTCATCCGCCCGGTTGAACTCCTTGGCGACCTTGCCGGGGACGCCAACGCGCTTGGCAAAAACGGGGTCATGGGCCGCCGCCGCCATCATGCGGGCCTGGCCAAAAGACTTACTGGGCACCGGTTTTCCTCCCGATTGCGGAGACGGCCTGAGTGGCAGCACGGCGCACACCCTCCGTATCCTTCTGCTTGATCTTGAGCCCCTCGACATAGCCCTTCTGGTCCTGGGCCTGCTGGCGCAGGTCGAGTTCGCGGTTGCGCACCGCAAGCTGGGCCGCGTTGTTGAGCATCTTGTCCTCGTGCTCCTTGGCACGAAGCTGAAGCTCAGTCATGCCCAACTGCAGCGTGGGATCCTGGGGCTGCTGCTGCGCCATGGCCTGCTGGATATGCATGGTGGCAACCTGCTGGGCGGCCATGGCCTGGGCCTGGTCCCCCGGGACACCCTGGGCCATCGCAGCCTCGGCATACTGCATGAGCATATGCTCGCGGATGTTGGCCTGGAGGAGCGGGGCCACCTGGGCAAACACGGGGGAAGCCCCGCCCATGGGATCCTGGAGGAAGGCCATCTTGGCCATGATGTGCGCCTGGTGGTCCTGGCCCGGGAAGGCAGCGATGGGCATCCCCTTCGAGAGCGCCATGATGTCCTCAAGGGGACCGAGGGGCTGGGGCTGCTGCTGCGGCGGCAGGATCTTGTCGACGTTCTCGACTTCCATCGCAGTGTAGACGCGCTTGTAGATTTCGCGCATGTCGTGCATCTGCGGGTTCTGCGACGCCACCTGCAGAAGGGTGGTAGCCCGCGTGAGGCGGTGGGCATTCGACGGGGTGTTGGGATCCGACGAGGGGATGATGTCGACCTGCGCCGCTATGTCAGCAAGGAAAATTTGGCGCGGGGCCCCCTGGATATCGTAGGGGTAGGTGTTGAGGTAATCGCGGTCGATGCGCCGGAGGATCTTGAACTCTTGCTTCTGGGCGGCGTGGATGCGCTTGTGCGTGGCACTAAAGAATTTGGTGCTGGCTTCCAGGAGTGCCAGCGTGGTGCCCACGGGGCCGTAATTGGTCGAATCCGCAATGACCTGCTCCGTCGTGTCGGCAAACTTCTGGCCGGCCCCCACCATCTTGTCGTGGAGGGCGAGGAGGGTCTGCGACGGCTCCTTGTAGGGGAGGGGGTAGATGGCCTTGGAGATATCCTGGAGGGTGGCATCCACGTCACGCCACTCGCCGGGGGCGATGGGATCGTTGGCACCCACGACGCGCATGCTCTTGAGCTTGAAGCCGCCCTGCAGGTTGGCGAACATGCCCGCGTCAACCAGCGCCCGCATGGTGAGGGTGGCCGTCTTGGCGAGGGAGCCGATGAGGTGGATGAGGCCCAGCCCGTAGAAGCCCATGGTGGGCACGTAGCGGTAGTGGACGAACCACTCCAGCTTGCGCTTCTGGGGGTCGTTGGGATCCCAGTTACGGCGGATGGAGAGGACGCGCCGGGTGCCCGAATCCACCGTGACGACATACGGGAGGTTGGCGTCATCCTCCAGCTTGAAGTAGCCGTGGTACTCGTAGAGGACGTGGGCCCTATAATTGGTGGGCTGTGCCACGCCCTGAAGCTCATCCACCTTGGCGGCAATGGCATTCTGGTCGATGAGGCCGGGGGCCCCCAGGGGAACGTCGCGGTAGAGGCCCGAAGCCATATCGGCCTTGAGGTCCTCGTCGCCCCTATAGATGATGTGGGTGTAGCGATCAGCCCGCCGGAGGTCGGGGGCATTGTAGCTCACGACGAACTGGTCGACGGGGACGTACTCAGCGATGGGCCGCCCGATGCCGTTGTCGAAATAGAGCTTGCGGAAGCAGGAGCCCACGAGGGGAAGGGCAAAGAGGAGCCGCTCCGTCTCGTCGAAATACTCCACCATCTCCTCAAGAATCTGGTAGTTGAGGAACTCCTTGAGGCGCGCGGCAACAGCTTCCTTCTCGGGGGTGGAGTTTCCCCAGATGCGAGTGCGGACGGGGCCGGCAGCCGGGAAAAGTTCCTGGACGGCCTTGCTCTGGAACTTCACCACGTTTTCCAAAAGGAGGGGATGGTGCGCGGTGCATGCGCCCTCGAAGGGCTCCGCCGTCTCCTCGATCTTGAGCCCCAACTCCTCCATGCCCTTTACAATGAGGTTTTCCCATTCGGCGCGGGAGTCAAGGTCGGCCTTCACGTTTTCGCAGATGGTGCTGCCCATCATCCCCAGTTCGGATTCACTGAGGGTTTCCGCCAGGTTGGCGTCATGGGACTGGTCAAACGAAGTTTCAACTTCGTCGACGCCATCGTCCAATTCAACGATGGTGCCGCGCAACCCCAGGACTTCCGAAGGCATGCTGTTTTCAATGGCCATGCCGCATCATATCACGAAACGCCGGGGTAATCAAGCCCTCCAATACGTCTTCCTTTTGCGCGCGGGTTCCTCCTCCCCCACGTTGTCATCCTGGTTATAGAGGGAGTAGCTATCGCGGAGGTAGAGGAGGGCCATGGTCATGGCGTCCACCTGGTCGTCGTTGCGCCCCTTGGGGAACGCGAGG